ATGAGTTTGGCAATGTTACATTAAAGGTAATAGTCGATGGTACTCCGAGTAATATTGCTTTTACAAATAAGAAAGAATTATTCGAAACTGCATTTAAAGGCAATCCGGTATTCTGTATGGCTGTTTCGCCTGTTGATGATGGATATGCGTGGTTTTCTGCGGTATATGTAATTTTCCAGAATCATGTTGTACAGTTCTTTGCCGACAACATTGCAGATGCATTTGGTGTAATCAGTACCCTTTATCAAGACATTGCAAGTGAGTTACTGATTGGCGCCGGCGCTAATGGTGTTTATTTCTGTACGAATGTTGAAGTAGGTAAGCTTGGGAAGCCGCTTGGCGAGTGGCCCTGATTGTGACAATAAACTTTATATAAAGTATTATAGTATATAGCACATCACGCCTATGACGAAGCAACATAATTCAGTTGAAGTTATGCGTACCACGATGTGAATATTTGCAACCTATATGCGCAGAGGTTACAACATTATATCGCTGCAGAGATATGACGTTGGTTTTAAGCGCAAATAAAATATTAAGGAAAATAATTTATGATTGATATTACTAAAGACGAAGCTAAATATCTTGCCTCCAAAGGTAGACAAGATGATATCCACTCATCTTCTCGTACACATGGAGCGAAGAAAATAAGTCACTTTGTTACAACGTCGCCCAAAACAATGAAACTATTATTGGATTATCGCAAAAAACATACGATCGCAACTTATGAAGGGAAGTGATTGTTTGAGCGAATTTGTTTATAAAGGATATAAAATTATATCTGGATCTTCAAACTAGATAAACAATTACTTATCAATTATTAATCCGTAGGATTGGTACTGTAACGAGTATGCAATTATTATCAATACCGACGATGGATCAGAGCGAGAAATGCGGTGGGATGGAGAAAAATTTGTTTCTCTCAAGTTACCGCCGTCCAAATTTATCAAAGGCAAAAATGCTCTCCAACGTTGTGCACTTGATATGTTGAACAATAAAGATATAACCGTTTGCGCTGTGCTTGGAGTACCTGGCGGCGGTAAAAGCTACTTAGTCACTCGTATGGCGGATTACTGTGTACGAGAAAAAGGATGGCAATCCAAGATTTGTTTTGTCAGAGAGCCGTGGGGCGAAGGTCGCTCAGAGGGTTACCTCAAGGGTACATTTGAGGAGAAACATGCCGTATGGAGCCTGCCGATTAAGCAACAGTTCGATGGCCAAGAGTATGAAGTTGATCGCATGTAGGATTAGGGAATTATTGAATTTAACATCCCAACATATATGAAGGGTACTACATATCCGGCAACTATACTCGTTGTTGATGAGGCTGAGGATTTAAGTGAAAAGCAGATTAGATTAATTGGCACACGTATTGGTGAAGAGGGAAGAATATTTTGGAACGGTGATATTAAGCAATCGTTACTTGATGTGTCGAGCAACAATCCACTTGTTCGTATGTGTCATGAACTTAAAGGAAATAAATTGTTTGCATGTATAACGTTAGATTCAGATGTTCGCAGTGAAACAAGTCAATTATATGCAAATATGTTTTAGGATAAATAAGGAGAATTTAAGCTATGAATATTATTACACAAAAAAATACTTTTGAAAAAGAACACGATGATAATGCTGTTAAGGGTAAAGTTATTCGCAAGGCATAGATTGCAAGACAGCTTCTCCAACATGGAGCAAGAATGATTGATCTTAAACCTGATAGGGATGATCCCGATCGTAAGAGGTCTGTTTATATTTTTGAACAAAATGATGAATTTGAAAAAATTTTTTCAAGTATTATTGAGGAAAATAAAAAAAATCGACAGTCTTCTATGCAAAGAGAGATTGAGGATCTTAAAAAGCAAATTGAAGAGTTACAAAAAGCAAATATAGATATAAAGGAGTGATGCGTATGCCTGATATTATTACCGCACTTTCTAGCGCAGGAGATCAAATGAGTATATTCGAAGAGCTACAAAGAGAATATCTGGCGGATCGTGTCATTGTGTTTAATAATGAAGTAACAGATGATATGGTTGAGGATGTTATTATGTGGATTTTGCGCTGGAACAAAGAGGATAAAGATTTACCAGTTGATAAGCGCAAGAAAATAAAGCTTTATATTAGCAGTGTTGGTGGCGATAGTTTTGTTGCTCGTAATGTTGTTGATGTAATACTTGCTAGTAAAACACCAATTATAGGTATTGGTCTGTCATTGGTGGCATCTGCTGCTTACCATTTATATCTTGCTTGCCACGAACGTGTTGCATTTAAGAATACTATTTTTCTTCAGCATGATGGAAGTATTAGCATATCTAATAGTTCCAAAAAGGCGCAGGACACTTTCGAATTTATTAAATCGTTTGATGAGATGACCAAGGAATTTGTTCTTGAGCGCACCAGAATGACTGAGGAATTTTACGATAGAATATTTGATTCTGAGTATTATATGATTGCCGACAAAGCAAAAGAACTTGGAATTGTTGAAAAGATAATCGGCGAAGATTGTAGTATAGATGATTATCTTTAATTTAAATAAAGGATAAAAAGGATATGGAAGAATTATTAAAAGCATTACTCACATCGCCAGAATATATTGCTGGAGTTGTGGAACAATATAAGCCAGTATTGTATGCAGTGTTTGGCGAGTTGTTCCAGATATTTAAAGATTTGGTTGACAACGATGATTATTTTGAAACCAACGCAAAATATAGTTGGAAAATTATGCAGTCATATATGTCTGCCGGATTTACACGCGAAGAGGCGTTTGCGGTGTTAATGAATAGTAGAGAAAAATTACTGGAGTCACTTAAGAAATCTAGTGCTTCTGTAAAAACAAACAAGGATTAAAAGGAGAATTTATTTATGGCAAAGAATTATAAGTATAATCGTATTCAGAATGAAAAATTTAATATTACTGGTGAACTGTCGGATGATGGCAAGACCATCACTTATATTAATGGAGATAAAGATGAACTTACCATTGATGTTGCTAAATGTCTTTCTCCGTTTAAAGGTCAATCAATTACTTTGACAATTGCCACCAAACTTGACATGGACTTGAGCGATGAGTTTGAGGAGGACGAATGATGAGAAAAGTAATTATTGAAGATATCTATACTATCGCCGAGTAGATGGTTGATGTTGCCGCACCGAACAAATGTGTTGTGGCGGTCGGATACTATGATACTATTTAGGAACTGTTCAACATTCTCCTCAAATCAAACGATGATTACGAGTTTGTTGCTGGTCAACTTGAGCCAGAAGAATGGGACGGCTATGATGAAGCATGGTATGTTGAAATTGTTGACGGTGATGAAATTTATACCGGAAAGATGCAATATGATGGACGAGATGACTATATCTTGTTGGAAGCCGATTACAGCTTTGTCGAAGAGGATTTCCTTGATTAGTATTTGGAAAACAATGACACTACTGGTGTAACGGTATTTGGATTTGATGATGTCCATGAAGAACCATCGGACGAAAAACTGCCAGATTGTCTTTGTATGGATAAGGATGGATTAGGATTTACATTCTGTTCTACAAATGAATATGGTCATCATAGACTTCGTTACCGTGGCAATAAGAAGCTGACGGAGTCAGACGCATGGGATATTGTTGCGGAGAATTTTGGTTAAGTAGTCTCCAGTGTGGTACTGCGGTACTAACTGTTAATATAAGGGATAATAACCCTCCACAGATGGAAACTGTGTGCAAAAAAAGCTGTCGGAGAATGACCGGCGTTACGAGTATGTGGTGTAATGGGAGCACACGGCCTTTGGGAGGCTGGGGAGCCGTTCAAATCGGACATATTCGACTGTGATCAAAAAACAATATGTTTTTCCGAGCCGCTGACACCTGTGTTGGTGGCTTATTTTTGTGGCCCTATCGTCTAATGGTAAGACACCGGTCTCTAAAACCGTGATATCCCTCTGAAGGAGGTCATCTATGTTCGAGTCATAGTGGGGCTGGTTAGCGAGAAAATATACGGAGTAATTAACCGTATATGAGGAGTGATCCTAGACTCCTCGTTCTCGCATAAATAAATAGGAGTTTTACTGTAGGAGGTAAATAGAATGGCTAACAGATATTATTGTGATAAAACATTTGAAGAATGGTGTGTTGAAAATAATCGGAATGATATTCTTGAATTATGGGATTATGAATTAAACAATAAATTACCTTCAGAGATTCCATATCAAACAAAAAATAAATATTATTTTAAGTGCGTAAATGGAATACACGATAGCGATCTTAGGCGAATAGATACCATAGTTAATCATCCAAATCGTAGAATAATATGTAAAGTTTGTAGTTATAACGTTGATTATACTGGAAAGACAATTGGAGACTTGTAGGTGATTAAGATTAATGATGAAAAATCTAATGGTAAGAATCGATGGTGGATTTGTAAATATCCAACAGGAGAAGAAATATCAATCAAAGAACATGATTTAAAACATGAAATCAAGGTTAAGTATGGAGAAAGAAGAATAACAAAGTTTATTAATATTAACCAAGATTTATCATCATCAAAACTGATTAGAAGATTGAGAAATACTGGTTTATATTTCCGATTTAGAAAAAAGGTTATTGAAAAGGATCACAATAAATGTGTGGTTTGCGGTTCAACAGATGATATAGAAATACACCATATATATCCATTTTCTTCTGATATTGAACATAGATTTGATGTTAGTACTGGCGTATGTGTTTGTAAAAAACATCATAGTTCTAACGTTGTAAATGGTTTTCATAGAATATATGGTAAACTCAATAATACACCAGAATAGTTTCAAGATTATGTTAATAATTAGAGACAGAATCTGGGGATTCAAGAAGTGTTTAATGTGTATGAATATATGGACTCTTGTGATATTAAAGATATATCAACAAAAGAAGAATTGAGTATGCTGTATCAAGATTTAGAATCGGATAATCCGACAATGTTAATTTATATGAATTGATTTATGATTAAAAGGAAGGTGATTATATGGCTAGACTTAAGCCAGCGTTAACCGAAGAGGAAGTCAAAAGGGCTGGCGTAACTTAGCTTCGTCAGTCATATAATAATTTAGCAAGAGATTATAATAGAATGATTAGTGGCAAATTATTATATTGTCATAAATGTGATGAATATTTGAGTTTAGATTCATTTTATGCAGATGGTCGGTATAAAAGTGGGGTTTTCCCAATCTGCAAAAAATGTTTGATTAAAGAAGCATGTGATTATGATAAACAAACAAACTCATATGTTGACAATAGAGAAAAAACGAAAAAGGTTTTTCAAATGATGGATTTGCCATTTTTTGATACATTATATAAATCCGTTATGAATAGCGCAATTGAGTAGGTTGGAGAAAAAAATAGGCAAACAGCTTATAGTTATCTTATAACGTGTGTTAAGTCGTTGCCGCAATATCGTGGTTTAACATGGGCGGATTCGGTTTTTGACGAATCGCTTGAGGATGATGACGAGATAAATGAAAACTCTAGAATTCTTAAGTAGGCTAAGAGACGTTTTGGAAAAGACTATTCTCCTACTGATTTGATTTGGTTAGAGAACGAATATCAAGATTGGATAAAACGATATCCTTGTGAAAATAAAGCTCAAGAGGTTTTATACAAGAATATTTGCCATACAGAATTAAATATTGACAAAAAGCAAAAATCCGGCAAGGATACAAAGGATGATCTTAAGACGCTACAAGATCTTATGACATCGTTGTAGATTAAACCGTCTCAAACTAATTCAAATGCTCTCACAGAGGCAAAAACATTTGGATAGTTGATTGAAAAATGGGAAGATGAATGGGATGGCGGTAAACCAATACCAGAGCCAGATGAAGATTTTAAAGACCCAGATCACATGATTACACTTGTTGACACTTTCTTCAAAGGTCATCTTGCGAAAATGATGGGACTTAAAAATGGTTTTTCACATTTGTATGACAAATACATGAAAAAGTATACGGTATCACAACCACAGTATGACGAGGATACAGATTCTGAGGCTATCTTCGAGCAAATCTTTGGCAGAGAAGATGAAATATAATGGCTGAAAAGAAAAAATCAATTCAAGAATTAAATCTTGAGAAAGCCAGAAAAACCATGAATGTGGTTGCGTGGAAAGCTGGCTATTATCGTTAGAATCCTCATAGGTTTGTAAGCGAGGTTTTGTTAACAGAGAACAACTTTTAGCTCAAATGGTTTTAGAAAATATTATTATGGGCTATGGTTCATTATAATTTTATCATGTACTTAGCCGCTCGTGGTCAAGGGAAAACTTTTTTGACTGCTATTTTTTGTTGCGTAAGATGTATTCTTTGGCCAAAAACATAGATTGTTGTAACCGCTGGTACACTTAAATAGGCAAATGAAGTATTATTAAAAATATAGGATATCTTAATGCCATAGTCTACAATTCTTCGATCAGAAATAAAATCTTGTAATATAGGATAGAACGATGCATCTATATATTTTTGGAATGACTCGTATATAAAAACTAGGACAAGCACATAGAATGCACGTTCGGCGAGGGCAAATATTATAATCGTCGATGAATTTAGAATGGTTGATAAAGAAATTGTCGATACTGTTTTGAGAAAATTTTTAAGTGATCCAAGACACCCAGGATATCTTAATCGACCAGAATATAAACATCTTCAAGAGCGTAATAAAGAAATCTATATGAGTAGTTGTTGGTTAAAATCTCATTGGTCTTGGGAAAAGGCAAAGGCTTATACGGCAAACTTTTTAGATGATACAAAGAGATATTATATTACCGCTCTTCCATATCAAGTTTCTTTGCGTGAAGGATTATTGATGCGTTCATAGATAGAGGATGAATTTAGTGAATAGGATTTCAACTTTTTAAAATTCCAAACAGAGATGGAGTGTCTATGGTACGGTCAAAATTCTGATAACCTCTTTCGTTACGAAGATATTAATAAGAGGAGAAAAATTAAAAATGCATTTTATCCGCTGAAATTTTACAATGAGAATGTTAAAATTCCAGATTTGGCGCAGGCAGAAAAAAGAATATTGTCTGTTGACGTCGCACTTATGGGATCATCAAAGAAAAAAAAGAACGACGCTGCTGCAATATATATTAATAGTGCCATACAATTAGATAATACAACGTATTAGTCTAATATTGTTTATGGTGAAACATTTGAGGGATTAACTACTGACGAGCTTGGTATTATTGTTATGCGCTATTTTTATAAATATAAGTGTACTGATTTGGTGCTTGACACAAATGGAATAGGTCTTGGAGTTTTTGATTTTATATGCAAAGATCAATATGATGCCGAAACCGGCGACACATATAAGGCATTAACTTGTTGTAACGACGAAGATATGTCTATGCGTTGTAAAATCAAAGATGCTCACAAAGTGGTTTGGTCTGTTAAAGCAACTGCAAATTTCAACAACGAAATATGTGTAATGCTTCGTAATGGAATTCAAAACGGCAAAATTAGTTTTTTGATTTCCGAGAGCGAATGCGAGGAACAGATTGTTAAATCGTATCCAAAGAGAGCTTATTCTAAACTATCTCCATCTGATCAAGCCTATATCAAAATGCCATATCTACAAACAACTATGGCAGAATACGAACTTATCAAACTTGACCACGAAGTCAAGAATGGCAACATTAAAGTAAAAGAGTAGTCTGGTATGAGAAAAGACCGCTACTCTTCTATCGCATATAATTATTGGTGTGCGTGTCAGTTGGAGTTAAAGTTGCGACCAAAGCAATCTGATATGTCGCAGATTTTCTCACAATTCACAATTCGCAAACCAAGGAAAGTAACTCGATTTTAGTAAGGAGGTGCCGCCCATGGCAAATAAGAAAACCGCCGATAGCGGTGCTAATAATGAAATTAAAATCACCACGGTCAAGCAAGCCGATGGTGATTTTTCCTATAAGCGCGAACGTGCGCAGACAATGACATTTGCCAAAATGCAAGAAATATTACAGCGAAATCCTATGCGTAGTGTAAATAAGACATTTACATAGTACACTAAGGATTTGGTAAAAACATATCTGCAAAGTCCTGCAACAAACCAAGATGTATTGCGCGAGATTTCTAGATTCTTGTGTAGGAACTCAATGTTGTATCAAAAGATGATAATGTATCTGGCTGCAATGCCGTTGTTTTATTATACAATCACCCAAGCCAATGACTTAAGCGAAAACATTGATCGTGAAAAAGCACTCAAGGGGTATCAAAAGGTTCTTGAGTCGTTCAATCGTTTTAGTTTAAGAAAAGATATGTATACGGCATTATATCTGGCAATCCGTGATGGTTTTTATGTTGGGTTCACATATGATGACAAATAGGGTCGCACATTTTTAATGCCGTTGGATGTTTAGTATTGTCGTATTGTTGGTAAGAATAATTACGGAGAATGGGTTGTCTATTTCAATGCCGCATTCTTCGATTCTGGTAATAATGCAGAATTTGTTAATGGCATCAATGGAAATACTGTTGCTGCTACGTGGGACAAAGTATTTATTGATGGATATAGACTATATAAGGATAAAGGCCGTGATTATCAATGGTTTAGATTACCACCAGAGAAAACTTGTACATTAATAGTTGGTCCAGAAGATGAATTTCCATTCCCATTACCGCATTTTTTGCCGATTTTTACAGACTTGCTTGACTTGATAGATTTACAAGCTCTACTTGCATCAAAGCAAGAACTTGAGAATTATGCGTTGATTGTAAATAAAATTCCGCTTGTTGATAATGGTAACTCAGGCGACGTAGACGATTTTTCAATTTCAATGGAAATGGTTAATTATTTCCGTGAATTGGAAGAGCAAGCCGTTCCAGATTTGGTTGGTGTAATAACTGCGCCATTTGATGTTGATAAAATTACATTTAGAGATTCTGCGACAGCATCTGATACAGACGCTCTTGGTAAATCTTTATCTGGGTTATTCTCCAATAGCGGCTTAACACAAACAATTGTGTCTGGCGGCAATTCCACATCTAACCTTGCAATTAAGTTGGCGCAACTTTGTGATCAATCAAATGTGTGGGTTTGGGTAAATCGGCTTGAATCGTGGATAGATTTTTATATTAGAGAAAATATTGCCAAAGGCTATGTATTTGAAATTCTTCGTATTACTTGGTACAACGAAGAAGATTATATACAAAAATACAAAGATGTTGCGACACTTGGTGGTCCAGCTCTTGATTATTTATCAGTTGTTGAAGGATCACCATATAAAGCGATTAACAAAATTAGATTTGAAAATACAATTGGCATCAAGGATATTATGATACCATTACAATCAAGCTACAATACTTCGAGTGATAGTGTCGGTCGTCCGAGATCTGACGATGCGGATTTGAGCGGTTCTGCCGAACGAACTAGAAACACCGGAAGCGACATAGCATAATAAGGAATGATAATTATGAAGAGAACAAATAAACAATTTATATCAACTACTGATAAACAAACGGCTGACATTCTAAGGGAATCTGGCTATTAGGAATTGCCGAAACAAGGTAGTCATTGGGTTTTTGTTAATAAACCAGAAGAAGTTATGTTTGCTAATGATAATGCTAAGATAGCTTATACTGATATTCTTACATTCTAAGGAGAGGTTTTATATGAGCAAGTATATTATTCATGCGTGTCCTGGTAGAATGTGGTATGTCGAAAAATATTTAGTTCCATCTATGAGAGATTAGGGTATAAACAACATTTAGATAAAATGTGACGATAACGGTCTTGGTAATCTTGAAAGTTGTATGCAGATTTTTATGTCAACATATGGTGACGGTGGAGTTTGGCATATGTAGGACGATGTAATTATCTGTAATGACTTTAAAGAACGTACTAACAACTATGATGGATACGAGGGTATTGTTTGCGGGTTTGC